GATTAAGAGGCTGATCCATACGTTCTGCGAAAGCAGTAACCATCTGTAGTGCCGTAGGGTGAGGATGATCCCAATCTTTAGGCATTTCGTGCAAGCCAACTTGTGCGGGTGGTTCTTGCATATCTTTAAAGGCATCAATGTCTTCTTGGGTAATCATTTCTCAAGCTCCTTAATTAAACGATCTAAATACCAACGTGCTTTTTTAAGGTCTTCGAGAGGCTTTGTTTTGTAAGGCCATCTCCAAAGATACTTGAACGAGTTCTGCCAACAGTAGGCGGCGTGAGGCTCTACATCAGCGCCCTCAACCATTGCTTCCATTGCATCGATGCATTCTATACCTGCTCGGTTGTAGTGCGGTGGTTTGTTAACTAAATCAGGCTCCATCAGTGAAGCTTCTTTTTAAAGTTAAGAACATTATTATCTTGTTTTTCTTTGAGGGCTTTTACAAGCTCTTCATCAGCTTCAAACTCTATGTCTCCGTCCTCTCCATAGAGTTCGTCTTCTAGCATAGATACCTGTCTAAGTAGGCTACCGTGGTAACTAATAGAGTCAGTTTCGGTTTGTAGCTTTGATATGAGGCCAGCACATAAATCTAGCAGAAAGCCTTCTTCGTCCTCGACTAAAGTTCTGCTTAAGTTTTCTTCCAATTTTACACTTATATTTCCATCATCAGGATCGTAAAATATGTTTAATCTCATGCTGTTAATTGGTAATTCCATTACTTGCCTCTTTTTGTAAGTTTAAAGAAATGTTCTGCGTCCATTACAGCTAATGGCTTGTGTCTGTCGGCTTTGATAATTGCTACAGGTTCAGCACCTTTAGGGCAGTTCTCAGATGCTTGATCCATAACCTTATAGATAGCGAAAGATTTAAACGCTTTGCATTCTATTGAATAAGGAAATAGGCGGCGGGCGGCGGGACTAAGTTGTATGTCCTCACCGCCACAACCCATTGAAGTGCTTCTGACATCATCTGGGAGGAGTGCTTTAGGAAAGAGAGCTAATATTTTGTCTCTTACCCATTGCTGATGTCGTCTGCCCTTCGCTTTGGCACTAGAGGTTTTTATCGCCACTTCGGGAGTTCAAGAATGCTATAATCACCCCAGCCTGTACCAAAATCTTCTTTATCAGTAGCATCCTTAATTATAGCTAAGATACGATGCATACTTTCCGTTGCGTTCTCCAGTAGCTCTGGACTAACTACGTGCATATGGCTTGCGTAGGGAGCAGACTTCTCTACTGCAATAAATTTAAACTGGTTAACGTTTAGACCTGCCAATTTACATGTATATATATAAAATGCCGATTGGATGTCGTAACTGTATTTCCAGCATTCCTTTGCGAACCCAGTAGGGCTTGCATCTTGAGTAGTCTTAACATCATAGACAGTACCTTCAGACTCTATATACAAATCTGGTCTTGTTTTGATCACTAACCCCGTGCGTTCACATTCTGTGAATATAGAAACTTCATTTTTACGATCTTTATGCCTAAGAGCGTCCTTACATATCTTATTGTTAAGGGTTTCTTTCGCCATACGGTTCGCTACATGATATTCTACTTCCGTAAGTACTACTTGATCTGCACCCGCGCTGTTTTCTAGCTCTTCAAAACCTTTAGAGCGTCTTGTTTTCGGACCTTTGATAACTAGATCGCGGTCTTCTTCAAGTAACAGTGCGTGAACAGCACTTCCCATAGAGAAAGCTGTAGTCTGTCTCCGTTTTTCACCCTTCCAGTGAGCCAGAGACTTCTTAAATACCGATTTTACTGCGCTCGAAGAAATACCACCTTGTGAGTGGTACTCCTCGTTACTCATATTTTCGATAATACCCATTAAACGCGCATGTCTTCAGAAAGAGTATCTACAGCGTCCATGATACGATCTGCTTCTTCTGCATCATCTTTTTCAGATACGGCATTCTTATGCATATCTTCAATACGCTTATTCTCAGTAGAAATTAGGTTACTCACGTAAGAAAGACTATCGTAAGTTAGTTGATCTAATGGAATAGGTGTACCAAACTGCGGAGAGAAACGAGTTACATAGAATTTCTTCTTGTAAGCATTTGTCTTTGTTTCTTTTGACAGAATGTTTTCAAAGTCCCAAAGGTTTATACCTTTTGGCATTTTGCTAACTATATCATTATAAAAACTTCCGTAGTTTTTACGCTTACCAGAAAATACGCATGGATGGTTCTCAATAGTTACCTCACGACCATCTGGTGTTTTGCCTGTGTAAGATACAAGTCCTCTTACAACTCTGTATTTATCTATGCCTTCATACTTTTTACGGGCATCTTCACTTAACTTCCAATAGTCTTCGTATTCAGGTAAACCGCACCGTATACCACCTAATTGATCACGCGCTTCATCTCGCATATTATTTACAAGTATAGTTTTATTAATTAATTCTTTTTCTTGCCAGTGTTGCCACTGGATATGGCTACTCAACGCTCTAAATTTAACGTTTTCGGTTGCATAGACATTATCTTGACAGTTTCCATCTTTTCCCATCTTTAAAAAGAATGCGCCCATTGGACCATTCTCGCCATCATAATTCATACCCAACGCAGGGATGCTCGGCCCTGATGATGTTGATGCCGCGCCTAACTGTGCGCTTAGTTCTTCTATCGATAAGTTGTTTTCTTTAGTCATTAGTTCAGTCATAACTGTTTCCTCAATATGGTTGTTCATTATACGATAATTAGGTGGCTTAATCAAGCATATTCTACCTGATCTAACCAGTTTGCACCCCCACTTATTTCGATGTCAAAGGGTACAATTGTTTTATATCCGAACCGCTTTTCAGCTTCTTCGCCAACGCCTGTCATTGCTTCGGTTAGGATAGAATTTACCTGATCTACTTCATCAGGATGTGTGTCTACGCAAATACTGTCGTGTACTGTCAGTGTTAGTTTACTGCGTAGATTTGCTTGTTTAAATAGCTTAAAAGTTCTAATACAAGCAAGTTGTACAAGGTCAGCACTAAAACCTTGCACAGGGTAATTCAAAATTTGAGTAGCACTTGTTACACGACCATTTTTAGTTCTCTCAACATTAGGCCAATAGTACTGACGACCACTAGGTGTTTCTACAGTTCCATTCTTAAGTGTTCCAGACATCAATAATTTGTGCCATGCGTGTATACCTTCGTATATATCATAGAACCGTGAAAAGTACTCTTTTACGTGTGGCGGAGAACCATATCCTGTACCGCCAAATAATGGGAGAAACGTATTAGGTTTCCCTTGGGATTGACGTTCTTCTTTAGTAACTTCACTGGCAGGTTTCTTAAGGATGATACCAGCACTTTGGGCGTGTATATCTTTACCTTCTAAGATGTCTGATAACCCTTGGGCATCTCTGGAAAGTTCTACGCACGTTCTAAATTCAAGACCTGAGTAATCTGACTCAATCCAGATACCGTTTTCAAACCTACTAATGAAACACTTCCTTACTGGAAAGCCTCTCTTTGGTTGGTTTTGCAAATTGATCGACATACCGCCACCAGAACTTAATCTACCAGTAGATGCGATGCACTGATTGAAGTTAGCATGTAGAAAACCACTTGCGCGAGTACCTCTTTGGATACCTGCAACGAAACTATCTAGGTAAGTAGAGAGAGCATTGAGCCGACTGATCTTAGAAAGGAACTCAATAGCGACTTCATTCTTCTTTCGCTCTGCTTGATCTATTAATTGCTTAATTGTCTCTTTATCTGTTTTAAAGCCGTTTATACTAGCGTCATATGGTGTGCTTGGCGACATTCTTAAGCCCCCTGCAACCCCAGTACTCACGTAAATAGCACCAACTCCTGAGCAGGTTTTACACTTGGTTCTGTTCTTATATGGGTCTCCTTGTACCCGATATTTCTTGCCTAATTTCGTAATATTTTTAACTTTGAACTTCTGTATAGAACCAACACCATTACAATCAGAACATTTTACTGCTTGGGTCTTGTGTACGATCCTTGTAGTTGCCCGAACAGCTTCAACAAATTGAGTAGCGTTCATGAAAGGTGGTCTAAGAGATTTACCTGCTTCGTTTGTACCTATGTTAAATGTCTGTCGATGTGCCTCACGACTAATAACCTCACGCGAGTAGACAACCTTCGTCATGTCTGCACCACTGTTTAAGTTAATAGGGGTATCTCCCATGACCTCTTCGACGATCTCATTCAGACGCTTCTCTATGATTTCCTTTTCAGCTAGGAACTCCTGTTCAACTTCCTCAAGTGCTTCAAGATCAACCTTCACTCCGTTCATTTCTATTTCGCAAAGAAACAGAAGCATCTCATTCATGAAGGGTATAACTTTTTTTAACGACTGATTATGTTCACGCTCTAAGATGTCGAGTTGAGCTATGTATAATTCACCGCAAGCTTTTACATCAGCTTCTGCATATTCATTGACAGTCTCTAAAGATATCTCAGAGAAATCCATACCACCTTTAAACATGTCGTCGATTAAGTCAGACTTCTTTAAGCTAGTAACTTTGCGTCTGATGGCACTTTCTTTAAGAGACAACGATCTACGTTGACCTTTAGCAAGCAAGTACTCGACTATCATTGTATCATATACAACAGGTGGTAGGGTGAACCCCATCTCAAGTAACCACTCAGCATCAAACTTGGCATTATGACAAATCATCATGTCAGCCTCTGCAAGATCGTTTTCTAGTTCTATTGTAGGATCACAACCGTCATAATCATTGTGATAGAAAATAGCTTTCTTAACTTCATCAACAGTCTCAAAACCTAGCCACCCCCAATATGCACCTACACACTTATTGCGAGGGTTCTTTGGGCTATTGTCTATCCTACCTTCGATACGCTCAACGGTTGTCTCTAAATCTAATATGAGTATTTTCATGTTACACCTCGTAACGTGAGGTTTTTGTATCTAACTGACAAAGAACACGATCATGGTTGCCACT